TTGTCGTTGTTCTGCAAGTCTCCTGTTCTCTGCCTTCCACCGATCAAGACGTGGGGTCACAGACCCAATACCGGAATCCGTTACAGCTTGATTCGCCAGCGCCGTAGCATCATCTTCGGACATACCTTGACCAACGGCATTCTTATAAGTAGCACCAAAGATTCTATCTTGAGCTTGCGTAGTTTCAAATTGTTTCCTTACATCGGCGGAGACAATATTAGAACCACTAAGTTCTTTTAAAATAGCGCGGGTTGGATCGTCGTCAGCTTTACGTTCCCGACGCCGTTCCGCACGGGCTTCTTCTCGTGTTAACATTTCACCCATAACAATTACCAGTTGTAGTTACATGCCCACCATTTGGGCGTTAGTTTGTTCTTTTCGGATGAGCAGTTCATCCGAGACTTGAAATTAGCACGACGTTTCTCGCTCTTGTGTTGCAGGAAATCTTTGTAGCCGCGCTGGCCGAACTTCAGTTTGCGTACCTTGTCGCCGCTTTTCGCCAACACGACATATTTTTTAGGATCGCCAGCAGGGGCCTTCCTCGGCTTGTTAAAACCGGAAAACAATTCACCGTGGTATTTGATCTTACCGTCGGGGGTTCGTTTGAATTGAGCGGGCACGAGGGAGATACTGGTTTATTTTTGTCAAGAAATCAAGCAATAATTTTCTGACATTGAACTGGACCCTGTACCCTTTATCCTGTACCCTTTTGCCTGATGCTCAAAAGTGTGCACATCGCCGGATACAGGATACCGATTAAGGTCAAGGATCTGGAAGACACGTACGGTCAGTACATACCGGACAGCAAAGTCATTGAGCTGGACAGGAAGACGATACAGGATGCGAAGCTCTTTAAGGAGACGCTGCGCCACGAGATGGTCGAAGCTGCGCTGTACCTGTCAGGTGTCGCATACAGTGATACCTACAACCAAGAACCAATCGTCCGCGCTTTGGACGAACTGTTTTGGCCCGCTTGGCAGAAGGTCAGCGAAAAAATGTAAAACTGATTTTTCTAAAGGCCCATATATAATTCTCTAGCCTTTAGGTAATTCATAATAACTCATTAATTCATATTGATTGAATTACTGAATTATTATGAATTACCACACTTCCTAGAACTTTTCAAACTTTTCTGACGTGCGTCTCCTGCAATTCACTTGCATTATGGTTAGGCAAATCTGTATCCGATCGACCACATTTCGCCGCTGTCGTCGTTCGCCGACAACAAAGTTGCTTATATTGCAACTTACTTGCGTTAATCGTACACCAGATGGGCGTGCTTCGACCTACTGACTACGTCAAGATCCTTTAGAGTTCTCGGCATCGACGCGCCGAACAGACCTGCCTCCGTCTTCTTGGGTGGGTCCACCGCAAAGAGTCCGTGCCGCTGCCTTGCGAGATCGAGCGTGATAAAGGCGGCATCCGCAATGTCCGGTGACTGCCCCATCCGTTGCTTGAGTTCGGCTTTGGTTTCGACTTTGACTCGCAGGGTACCGGATTTGACCATCTCGTACCGTCGCACGCACATCTCCTTCGCCAGCACGTCTGAGATTCCGCGCAGCTGTTGGGTACGCAGGAACTCCTTGCCGACGAACCAAAGCTCCGACACGCGGTTGGTGTACAGCTCCTCGCCTGTAAGTCTGCTGTTCATACTCACCCGTCTGTCTGAAGCCTTGCCGCCAAACTGGACGCGCAGGAATTGATCCGACCATTCTCCGGCAAGCACGTCACAAAACGGAGAGCCAGCACCAGTCGAGTCAACCGCTACGTTCTCCGGCTTGATCCCTAACTTCTTACACATGTCTCTAATTTGGTGGACAATCTGGTACGTCCTCGGCACCGCCTTATTGGTAGCGTCGTCATTCAGATGGTAGTATTCCTCGAACTGTGCGCCGTATTGTCCGTCCGTGAACTGACCAACCCTCATTGTGTACAGGATCGTTCTGTCGCCGCCGTTGGTGAACGCAGGGTCCACTCCAGCAAGCAAGGTAGTAGGCCCGACAAACTCCGTACGCTTCATGGCACTAGCCTTCAGGATTTCGGACTCGCCGTAGATACCTTCTGCCTCATCGCTGTCGAAGAACACGGCACGCACCATTCGCATGTAGGCCCTACTGGTTTCGCCCAACAGTGCCTTATCCTCCGCAATCTTCTCGGTCGTCGGCAGGAATGGGTAGACCGTGTAGCCAGCCGCCACATTGGGACTGCGTTCGCCGTCGAGTCGGATGTACTTACCGCCCCACTTTGTGACCCACTCGTCGTCTACTTCCGGTGTTATAGACTCCCAACCGCCTTTTGGCGTAGACCAGATACCGAACGAATCAAACCTACTGGCGGGGTTGGATAGACCCTTGAACTCAAATCGGGGGTTCTTGCTCAAGTTGGCAAGAGCGGCTTGCTGGATAGCCTCACTAAGTTCGCCCAACTCGTCGCCGATCAGCAACACATGTTTCTGTTTAAGACCGATGAACTTGCCGATCGCCTCTCGCGTACGGCTCTTCTCCGCCGCAATGAGGGAGAGACCAGCCCTATCGAAGGTCTGACCGTTCTCATCAATGTAGTTTGCCGATCCGATTGAATCCCGAATATTGATCGGGGCTCCGTCAATGACGGATAGCAACGAGATAACCGAACCCCAGATCCGCTTACGAGCTTCCCGCAAGGTGGTGCTAGTCATCAGAACAAGGGTGTCTCGCGGCTTCGCTAACCATGTGATGATGCCATAGCCAGCGAGGGTGTGGCTCTTGCCGCTCGATGCAGCACCGCCTACTGCGAGATACTTGTTGTCGATACACTCCCGAATGATCTGTTCTGCCCAAGGATGCTTGAGGAACATGTGCTCCGGTAGGTCGTCTCTATTCCACAATAGATCAGCAACCCGCCAGAAGTAGAACTCTTTGGCCTTATTGGACGGGTGGTTAGCGAAGCCCCACAACAATGCGGTAATCGTATTGGTGATCGGAATTAGGAAACCCCCGACGTCCATCTTGTTTGTGGCGGGATCAATTCTCGGTTCGAGTACTGAGGTCGTTAACTTGTCGGGATCGTATTTTCTCGGTCGGCCCATAACCGAAAACTACAGTAACAAAAAAGGTTTGACAAGGATTAGTTACCAGTCTTATCTAGCGTCACACATGCCAGCTAAAGATAAGAAACCAACGTACACCGAAAAGCTAAAGGTAGCGCGAGGCGAACGTCGGCAAGCAAAAGCCGCCAAGATGCAACGCGCTACGGAGCTTTTCCAGCAGGGCGTGATGAAGACCCGCATCGCCGAACAGCTCGACGTTAGCTTCGATACTGTTTGCCGTTGGCTCAAAGATGTGGTCGTCGAGCAGCCTGACACCGATGCCGAACCCTTTGCGAAGAACCTTGAAGACTCCACTGATTCGGTGATCGCCGATGCCAAACTGGCGGCACGAGACATGGAGCAACAGGCTTTGCTAGAAGTGGCAGAGAACCAATCCAGTCCGGCGGACAAGTACCAAGCGTACGTTGCAGCGAGCGCAATCAAGATGCTGCGTGATAACCTGATGAATGTGCGCGGTCCGAGGACTGTGCGCGAACTGTCCGAACTTGACCAGCTCATCCGGCGCAACCTCGGACTCAATCCGAAAGGCGGCAGCGGTGGGTCCGGTTCGCTTACCATTGATGTCTCGATCCTCAACAACAGCAAGGCAACAAACGGCGGCTCTACTTCTGTGGTCATAGACGCGGAGGAGGCTGACGATGATTGACGCAGATTTCGAGGGCGGTTCATTGGACAACGTTGAGGATGCCATCGCCCAACTGGACAGTGCAGGTAGGCCATACATCATGTTCCTTTTATCTACAATGACCGACGGAAGAATCATTACCCAACTCACGCCCAATGCGAAGCAGCTGTTTAGGGACATGTACGAGGAAGGATCACTAGACGAACTACTGGAGACCGCGCTTTATGGAGAGGAATGAGGACACCGTCATTGTCGGAATTGACAACGGAATAAGCGGTGGCTTATGCGCCGTCAGCAACTGGAGTGGCGACGTTATTGCGTACACAGCAATGCCCACCAATACGTTCGATGGCAAGACCGAAGTCGATGTCTATGCTGTGCTGCGGTGGCTCCAACCCTATTGCAAGAATCTTGTTGTCTGCATCGAAGAGCCTTTGAAACACGCTAAATCCTCGCAAGCGATGCGGTCCATGAGCATCTCGTTCGGCAAGATCATAGGCGCGTGCGAAGCGAAACAGTATGCAGTGCGCAGGATACAGGTTAAGGAGTGGCAGGATGTCATGCTCGGTAAGAGACTTGCGAAGGGCATGACCAAAGTGGCTGCGCTCAAGAAAGCCAACGATCTGTGGCCGAAAGAAAAATGGCTTGCGTCAAGCCGCAGTAAAATCCCCCATGACGGAATAGTTGACGCCGCTCTAATTTCCCGATACTATAGGGACACCGAACCATGAACCGCTCATACATCATCGACGCCCTCACGGCTATCCTTGAGGACATCCTCCGCTACAAAATGAAACTGCCTATGGCAGCAGAGCTTGAGGCGTTCTTTGAACCAGACGAGTTTGAGGTATTCCGTGACATGGTCGGTCAAGAGTTTGATTTGCCGGACGACACCATCGTTGATTCCGCTCAAACCTTTAAGGAATTGGTAGTCCTTTTGGAGGACGAACTTTTTCAATAAAAAATAATTGACACCCCGTCTTTTGTCGGGTAGGTGGTTGGTCGCCATGATTAATACCGTAGGAGCAGGAAAGGGGAGCACCCCTCGCAAAGTAGACCTAACCACTTATTATGAAAACTTCGACGACATCTTCCGAAAAGGAAAAACAGGACACAGTACTGAAAGACACAGTACTGAAGGCTCTGAAGAGCGAGTACTTCCGGAAACTCAAGAAGGAGAACTGGCCCAACACGCCGGAACTGACCAAGGAGATTAACGATCTCGATACAGCAATCAGAAATAGAAAAGCAGAACTAGCACTATGAAACAATACAATGACCCCAAAGGGCAAGCGGGCTCCCTTAAAGCCCCATTGGGATTAGTCCCGCCGTACGCAATGGAACAGACCTCATGGGTCCACAAGTTGGGCGCAGACAAGTACGGTCCGTGGAATTGGCGTGAGACTGGCGTGTGCGCTAGTACGTACGTCAACGCAATCCTCCGACACTTGAACGCG